TCAACGCCGCCGCCAATGCGGCGAACACCTCTTTGTCATCCATCACGCACCCGCTCCTTTCATGCGTTGGTAAGCGCCGATTGCTTTTCCGACGTGTTTCGTTTGAGGGCCTTCCTGCCGAGTGGGAGAATGAGCAGACCCGCGCAAAGAAGGGAGGTGATAATATGCAACGCGATCCAGTGAATTCCGCTAATGACGCGAAGGCCTACGCGCAATCCGGAAACATTCAGCAGGCCATCGTTTCGCTGGCTGATGCCGTGCAGGGCATCGCCGAATACCAGCGGTACATCCGGAACGACCAGTTGAAGATCAAACGTGCGCTGAACATCAGCTGACGTTCGGCCGTCCGCGTGAGAGAGCTCCAGTTCCTCGCGGACGGCCTTCCCTATTGCCTCAAGCATCGCCGGATGCAGATGCTCGAACTCCTCGACGGAGATTGGGTGGTCGCTTTCGTCTGGCGTCTCGGCCGGAATGTTGATGCTCATTTCGGATTCTCCTTAGAATCGTTTTCATGATTGATTGGTTTTCACAGCACGGCGTCGAATTCGCCGCATTTGTTCTCACGCTCGTCGTGACGATCGTTGGATGGGTTCTCGAGCACAGAAGCTCGAAGGAGCAGAACAAGGAGCGCGAGGATGACATCAGGCTCCTGCGTGAGCAGCTGGACAGTCTGCAGAGACAGGCGACCACTTTGGAGGAGCAGACCGCCATGCAGCGCGCCGATCATGACAAGCCGCCGTTCTCCGACGCGGAATGGGTTCGGGGCTCGATCCGGCGCGTCCGCATCGAGGGATCACGCAACGTGCATGTGGAGTCGGCTACACCACTGGAGGATGCAACAACGTTCCGATTGAAGACGCGATTACCTGACGATTTCGTACCAACCGAGACCATCGAATATGTGGTCAACGGGCCAATACCAGTCGTCTTCCTGTGGCGATGGGCCGACGAGCCGAATATGCCGTTGCGCAAGGTGCGCAAAGTGGCGTATAAGCCGGAGTGACGCTTCCTTCGCGCGAGCTGCCACCCAGCATTGATTCCATTGAGATAGGTCCACGCGTCATCGAATCGGTATGGTCCTGAGTTTGACGTGCAGGTGAGCACGTCATAGTAGCCGGCCTGCTTCACGTCATCGATCCAGTATTCGGATGGAAGCACATCAAGGCATGGACCTCCGTCCGCTTCGATGGCGCGGCATTTCCAGATGAGACGCTTGAAATCGCCAGCGTTCCCCGGCTCTTTCGGAATGCTCTTATCCATCCCCGTGCAGCCGTTGCCGAAGTCGACCCGTTCGAGCGGTTCACCTGGAATCCATTCTCGAACGTCGGATCTCTTCATCTTCCTCATTTCGGATTCTCCTTTCGATTCACTCTTCGGCGAGCGCCGCTTGCTTTTTCGAAGCACTCTCATTTGAGGCCCTTCCTGCCGAGTGGGAGAATGAGCAGACCCACGCAAAGAAGAGAGGTGAGAATATGAGCAATGGATCCGATTTCGCGAAGGCGAGCGCCGTGTTCGGGAAGGCCGCTGAAACGTCCGATCCCGACGAGAGGATGAGAGCCCTGTGCCAAGGGCTTTCCCTCCTCGCCAAGGGATTCGATTCGATGGATGCTTCCATGGCATCCGCCGCCTACTGTCTCGACGTGCTCTCGGATAAGTTCTGAACGGAGTTCCTGTATCTCCGTGCTTAGTCGGTCCGCGGCCTGATTGATACGCTCGAGAATCGAGCCCATGACTTCAGTCGTCATGTCGCGGGCCGACAACTGCCGTCCGACCTCGATGCCGATTCCTCGCAGGTCAAGGCTGGACAGGTGGCTCCTCCTGTCGTCGCCCACTGTTCCGATAACCGTTCGAGCTGGTTCCTCGCGGACGGCTTTTCTTATCGCGCCCAGCATCGCCGGATGCAGGCGTTCGAACTCCTCAACGGAAATCGGGTTCGTGGATTCATCCGGTGTCTCGGCCGGAATATTGATGCTCATTTCGGATTCTCCTTTCGATTCATGATTTGGCGAGCGCCGATTGCGGTTCTTTTTCTTCTGAATTTGCTGCAATGAAGATGTCAAGACCGTCTTGCCATTTCAATGCCGGAGCAATCTTGTCGAGAACGCGAATCGGCCATTCCCGTTGATTGCGCATGTATCGATTCATGACGACCCGATTGATTCCAACTGCGTCGGCGACGTCGGATTGAGTGATTCCAAGTCGAGCCATCCTGACTTTTATTGCCTGTGTCACGTATTCATTGCTTGTCACATCACCTCCATTCCCCGAATATTCGGGACTTTGTTCGACGTTTACCGGATATTCGGTGAACATGCTTTCAATGTACTCCCGAATATTCGGTATGGCAAATTCGACACGCCGAACGGTGTAAAGATGTAACTTCCCGAAAATTCGAATACAGTCATCGCTATGGATAGCAGCACAACACGCACCGATCTGGTGATTTGCAAATATATCAGCCAAGCAATGGAAGCCAATGGCATTACCCAGGCCGACCTCTCCAAGGCTCTTGAAGGACGATCAAAAGGTTATGTCAGCGACCGAGTACTCGGTAAAAGAAGTTGGGCAATTAGCGAGTTAGACAGACTCGCTCCACTCTTTGAGCTTCCGGACGCTCTTTCACTGGTCGCGGCAGCCTGTGGGTCAATCTCCAGCGAGGCCGCCCGCGCCTACGAGGCCCGCGAGCGCGAGTCCCGGATCACCGATGATCCCATCGACCGTATCGCCGCGCACCCCGAAGACTACGACGTGGCCGCCAACAGGGATTCGAACGCACGCCTCGAAGCCGAAACGCCGGACGATTAATGGATTGAACGGAACACGAATGACCGAATACAACCTGTATTGCGATGAAAGCTGTCATCTGGAACATGACGACAGCGACGTGATGGTCCTTGGAGCCCTCATTATACCCAAGGATAAAAGGCAGGAAATCACAGAGAATATTCTCCAGATCAAGGCACGTTACGGTGTCAAGGCACGCACGGAAGTGAAGTGGACGAAGGCCAGCATGCCGAAAATCGACCTGTACAAGGATTTGCTGAACTGCTTCTTCCTGGATGACGACATGAGGTTCCGTGTTCTGGTGGCCAAGAAGACACGTCTGAATCATGAGGCATGGTCCCAGTCACACAACGATTGGTACTACAAGATGTATTTCACCATGCTGAACAGGCTGTTCGATTCCACGAACACCTACAACGTGTACGTGGACATCAAGGACACGCACTCCGCGCAACGTACCGAGAAACTGGAGGAAGTGCTAGCAAACAGCCACTACGACTTCAACCACGAATGCATCAAGAAAGTGCAACCAATCCGTTCAGACGAAGTGCAAATGATGCAAATCACCGACGTGATCAACGGAGCCGTATGCAGGGCGAACCGGACGACCATCCCCCAACCATCAGGCGCGAAAGCTGAAATCATCGACTACATACGCATGAGATCAAAGCTCCGACTCACCCAGTCAACGACCTTGGGCACGCGCAAGTTCAACATCTTCGTCTGGGAAGGACGGAACGCATGACACCGCATTGGACACCGGAGCTCGTAACCAAATCCCCGATAGAAGACTTTGCCGTATATGAGGATAGGATTTATGCAATCTTCAGACATGACTTCATAGATTCACATCCATCATTCGACGGCCTCAGAGTTTCCGTACGCCGCCAGAAAGAGGAGACCGACGGAAAATGGGCTGGGTTTTTCCACATCACCAGCGTCGAAGACTACACAACCGGCGAGAGGAATGTCGATCTGCGTAGATGTGAGCGGATCAGGTTTCCACGGAAGACGATTGACAACGCAAAGGATTGTCCGCAATGCCATTATGAGGTATGTGATGCGCCATTAATCTGGAGGAAGCATAAGCATGGCCGCGATAGGTTATATATCCTCATTGAATCAGAACGGTATCTAGTCGTGCTGGAACCACATAAGGACAGAGGCTACTGCATGTTGGTCACCGCCTACTACGTCGACCATGATCATAGCTTCAACAAACTTCTGAAAGAATATGATCAGTCAAGTTTGAACGGGAATTGCGTTCAATAAAAAGCAAGGGCCGCCGCAGCGACCCTGGAGACTCCTTCTACAACTCGGTAGATGAGCTGATTCAAGCATCACATACGACACTCCAACTGTCAAGCAGAACTTGACAAACAGCAAAAAAGTACTTCTCGAAAAACAATACTTCCGGAAGAGAGGAATGTGGATAACAAGACCATCGCGGAGCTTCACCGGAACGCGGAATCCATGGGTCTGTCAGTCATGTCACGCGACCTTCTCCGTGACATATGCGGCCTATACGACGATCGACACAAACTCATTCTGCTGGCCGACTGGCTCAACCAGCGCCAGCGCCGTTGCACGCTGTGCCATGAGCTCATCCACGCGAAACACCACGATCCAGGCTGTGGTAGCCAATACGGGTTGAAGTGCGAGCGCCGGTGTCGCAGGGAGACCGCGCTGGCGTTGATCAGTCCCGTGGACTATGGCATGGTGGAGCAGATATACGAAGGCAATACGTGGATGATGGCCGTGGAATTGGGCGTCACCATCCAAGTACTGTCGGACTATCGGCAGCTGTTGTACGATTCCGGCGTGTGCGTGCAATAAAAGAAGTTCAGCGTCCACATACCGCGACGGGAAACAAAAAAGGGTCCCGCCCGAACACAGTCGGACGGAACCCAAGGAACCAACAATCAGCATTTCCGTTTTCACCAAAATGAGGTTCCACGCACAGTGTAGCGCGGATCCTCGGAAAGAGACAACCATGGCCAGAGCGTTCGTAGACGACAGATGGCTCAAAAACGACGAGGACGGCAACCCGCCCAGCAGGGCCGCGAAACAGTCGCTGGCCAATGCGAAGGATCCGATGAAAGCCAATGTGCCCGGCAAATGGCGGTCCGCGCTGTACGGCCAAGGCTCACGGTGGAGATGCCGCTGGTACACGCTTCGAGACGGCAAACGCGTCCAGAAATCACGGAACTTCGCCAAGCTCCGTGACGCTGAGGAATACGCAGCGGCCATCGAGGACGACATCAGACGCGGCAAATACCGCGACCCGCAGCAGGAACTACGCATCTTCCGGGACGTTGCCTCCGAATGGACGGACGGCAAGATGGATATCAAACAGGGCACTTTGGGCAGATACCGCCGCGAATTGCGCGTTTATATCAACCCCAAGTGGGGCAATCGCACACTGAGGGAAATCCAACGCGACGAACTGCAACAGTGGGTCACGCAGCTCACCGAAGGCGGGTATCCCGCCGAACTGCAGGACGATCGCGAATCGAAGCCATTGAGTCCACGCAGCATCCGCAACATCGTCAAGGTCGTCATGGGCGGTGTCATGGAATTCGCTTTGGAGCACGGCTGGATCGGAGAGAACCCCATTGAAAAGGTCACCGTGCCGCGCATCACGCAATCCGATGACGACATGGTGTTCCTTACCGTCGAGGAGGTGGAGTTGCTGGCCGGCATGGCCGAACGGGCAGGACGGCCGGTAGACGGGCTGATCGTCCGCTGGCAGGCATACACCGGTGCCCGCATTGGCGAGACGCTGGCACTCAAATGCGGCGACGTGGATGTGGAATCACGCAGGGCGCGCATCCGCCGCACTTGGACCGACGACGGCAAAGGCAGGCTTGTGCTGGGCACGCCGAAGAACGGCAAACCGCGCAGCATCGCCATACCCAGATTCCTTATACCGTCCATCGAACGGCAGATGGAGGGCATGGGCGACGACGACTGGCTGTTCCGCGCGGCAAGAGGCGGGAACCTGTGGACGAACACGTGGCGGACGCGTGTCTGGCGAAAGGCCGTCCGACTGGCCGGCATGGAGGACGAGGGCGTGACCATCCATAGTTTGAGGCATAGCTATGCGAGCTTTGCGATTGCTCAAGGCGCGGATGTGAAGACCCTACAGATGCAGCTCGGCCACTCCTCACCCAGCATCACGCTGAACACATACACGGCTCTCTGGCCGGAACGATTGGACGATGTGGCGGACGCGATTGGCGAGCTGCGCGCTGAACAGTTGAAGACCGTCTAGACGCGGAGGTTGCGCGGTCATCGTGTCGAATCGTGTCGATAGCCTACGGCCAAGAAAAGATAAAGCCTTGGAAACATAATGCTTCCAAGGCTTCCGGTCGGGCTGACAGGATTTGAACCTGCGACATTCTGCTCCCAAAGCAGACGCGCTACCAAACTGCGCTACAGCCC